TGACATAGAACGATTGACATGAAACGCCGTATGCTACCGGCACGGACCCACGGCAAGGTAGCCTCCCATGAAGCTCACGGTCTCGCTGCTGCTGCTGCTTCCCCTCATGGCCTTCGGCGCCGTATCCCCAGATGGCAGCCAACTGAAACCCACCGACAGTGGCTCTCTCTCAACGGTCGACGGGTCATGGACGTTCTCGCAAGCCTCAGCGCAATCCGGCTGGGTACTGCTCAACGGGCTTGATACCCGGGGGCGTGGGCAACTCCTGCAGGTCGACAGCGGGGGAAAGATGTACCAACTCTCCCTCGCCAATGTCTGGTGGGTGTGGTCGGGCGGGGCCCCCACCTCAGGCTGGTGGTCACAGACCACAGCCCCGCCCACCCCTGAGCCTACCCCCCCGAACCCCACCCCGCCGAATCCTCCCGACTCCATTGGCGCAGGCCAGGCGGCACTTTACTGGCAGCCCGTCCCGGGAGCCGATCACTACAACGTGCTCATCGGCACGCAGCCCGGGCACTACAACCCGCCGGTCTCCGTCAAGCAGACCACTTACGAGCTCATCACGCAGCCCCCGGGGTTGTACTTCGTCGCCGTGCAGGCGGTGGCCGCCGATGGAACCTCGGGGAATCTCTCCGCCGAGGTCGCCTTCAACATCCTGGCACCGACCTTGAACTGTCATGTCCCGGTCGTGACACAGAACGGGCTCACCGTGAACCAGCAACTCACCTGCGATGTACTGTGGCCGAATGCCGGGGGCTATAAGTACTACCTCTGCGGACAGATGGCCGATGCCACAGGTCAAGCCAGTTGCATGGACCCTGCCCCGATCGGGATCGGCAACGGTGCGTCCCCAGCGGTGGCTGTCAAGCGTTCCCCCCGCAGGGGAACCCCCGTCAACCCACAAGGCTACAACAAGGTCACAACGCCGTAGGGAGGCCTTGGAGGCCCGTTGTGGGGGGATGGCACCCGACGGGAGGGGCGGGTCCAAAGTCATCCGCAGGACCCTCTCCCTGTCCCGTAAACGACGTTGCGCCCCGACCTACATCTCGACCATGGTAGTTGCGGGGGTAAGAATCGGGGGCCGTGCCCTGGTCAACCCCTTCGCGTGGTATCGGTCAGCTCTGCTTGGCGATATCGGCAATGGTCGCATCCTTCTTGATGGACCCCAGGCTCGAGCCGAAGTAGTAGGCAATGATGGTCGCCCAGGCGGTCCCTAGCGACCCGAGCATGACCAAGAGCGCATCCCCGCCCTGCTTGGGCATGCCCTCGATGAGCATGTAGGCGAGTACCCCGAAGAACCCCACCGTGACGAGCACCGCGAGACTCGCCGGGACCCAGTCCCGCACGGCAATCTCTCTCGCCCGGGCGTTCTGAACGTCCTGGTAGACCAGTTGTTCCTCGGAGACCCCGAGCTCCTTCATCTTCTCGATATGGGCGTTCTCTGCGGCCTTCAGGGCGACGATCTGCTCCGGGGTCATGCTACCCAAGGCCTCATTCACCGCCTTCTCCTGGGCCTGCGGCGTGGCCTTGGGGTCGACCCCGAGGGCCCCCTCTATGGCCGTCACGGCCATCCCGGCCAGGGGACCCCCTAAGGAGGTGGCAAGCGTCGGGGCGATGGTGGCCAAGGCCTGGCCGGCTTGTTTCAGCAGGTTCATACCGGATACTCCGTAAAGGTTCCGCTTTGCAGCATGGTCATTTCCCACTTGGCCCGCACCTGGGTTTGCTTGGCCCATTGGGAATCAAGGCCCGCCTCGGCCGCGGTCACGAAGTCCCCTTTCGCCAGGGCGGCCCTGAAGTCCGGCCAGTGCTCGAGGCTCCCTAACTGGAAACACATCGAGACCAGTACCCCGCGTTGCACATCGTTACAGCCCTCGTAGCCGGGAAGGGCTGCGGCAAATGCTCTCGCTTTGGCCGAGTCGTGCGCGAACTGTGCTTCGATCGCCGCATCACAGAGACCGGATCCTTGGACTCGTTTATCGACCAAGCAACCGATGCCAATAGTCCAGAATCCTCGAGAATCCGGGTACACATACGGTACCCGGTCCTCTGCCTTCACGATGATCTGCTCTGCGATGTCGGGCACTACTCCGCACCCATGAGGGCCGCGGCGTGCATGAAGCGCACCTCGGCATCGTCCCAGGTGTCCATGCCCTTGGCACAGATGTCAGTGACCTTGTCCTGCGCCCACTGGGGAAGGCGCGAGAAGTGATCGGTTCCCGGGGCTACTGCCCCCTTGATCTCACTTCGATTGATGATGACTCCGCCGCTCATTGGATTCTCCTTCAGGTTTGGGTTGATTCTTCATCCCGTACGCATTCACCAAGGCTTCCGTGACCTCGATACGGGTCAAAAGGCTCGGGTATTGATTGGTCATGAACTTATCGATCTGGTCCTCGGCGAGCCAGGCTTGGGTCTTGGCATCGCGGGCGTACTCGAACAGGAACACATTGCAGAGAATGGAGACAGCTAATAACGTCCCCATGATGAGATCCCGTGCCGGAGGGAGGGTGATCCGGTTGATATTGACATTGGCGCCTTCCGTAGCCCGTACACTTTCATCGGGGCTATTGGTGGGAGCTGTCTGCATCAGAGCCTCCACGAAGGCGCGGTTCAACGAGCTTATAGAGTCGGTCAATGTCGCGCCGCGCCTCGTGGATCTCCTCGCGCAGCGCCGATACCTCCCCGAACACAAGAACCGCACCACCCACGCCCGAGACAATGAGGGCGGAGGTGATTCCGAGCATCCACTTCTGGAACACAGCGGTATCGTTGGTGCGGCCAAGATTTACCCCCGCGCGGGATGCGAGCTCGAAAAAGCGTCTGAGTTCTTCCTTGGAAACTGCCGGCTCGTCGTCTATGACTGGCGCGTGGTCGGGTTGTCTTTGCATCGTTGTTGTTCACTCATGTGCGTCACGTCGAGAGCCTGTAGGTGGGAAGCGTCTGCGCCTTGATGCCTGCGGTGCCAGAACTCACGAAAGCGCTTCCCGAGGTGTCGGCGAACAGATTAATAGTGCCTCCCGTGGTGATGGAGGTTTGTCCGAGGGCGATGGCGGTATTGTTCTCGATCACCGCGAGCATCAGCAGCGTCGGCCCCTGCGGGGTGAGCAGGCTCGGGAGCCCGGTAACACTCTTGGCGCTGGCGTTGCTCGTTCCGAGGATGTCGGCATTCACCACGAGCGTCACGGCATCCCCGTTGACTGAATACTTGATAAGTCCGGTAGGTGAGCCGGTGCAGCCGGTAAGGGTACCGGTGAATGAGCCCTGTGCAACGATGTCGAATAAGGCGGAGCCAGCATGATTCACGCTCACCGTGGGCGTGATGTTGTTGCCGTGCCAGGTCAGGCGCGTGGTGTCTGTGTTACCACCGGGATGATTGATGGTGACAGCAAGTGAGAGATCGTAGTCCTCAAGGCCGAGCACGACGAGATCATTACAGTGAGCGAAGGCAATCGCATTGGTGCCCCCGCTTGCGAAAGTCTGGCAGTTCACGAGACGAGTCTTGGAGCCGGCCACTTCCTTGATGTGGTTCGTGGTGTTGTTGGCCTCGAACCAGCAACCATCAATGATGGTGTCCTGTGTTGATGAGCCCGAGCCGTCCTGATCCAGAATCAAGGCACCCGCTGCCCCCGCTACCTGGCCTTGAAAGGTGCAGTCCCGGAAACGTACCGCAATCGTTCCCTTGGTCCAGGCGCCAATGGAATTGGAGAAGAACTTGCAGCGGTTGAAGTTCACCTCATTGGAGGCCGCGCTCACGGTGTTGGAGTCGAGGAGACAGCCGGCCGAGGTCGTGGAGTTGGCGCTCGAGTCAAACGAGCAGGACCAGAATTCAGTGTACTGCCCGTAGAGGCAGTAGAAGCTTGCCGTCTTGCCATACTCGAAATCGCTATCGTAGAACTTGCTCGAGGCGTACTTGTGGTACACCGCGTAGTTGAGATCCCCGGTGCTCGATGAGCCGTAGGTGCGCGCGATGAAGGTGCAGCGGCGGAAGATGACATTGGTGTTGAAATACCCGCTCCCCGAGTTGTCCGCAAAGACGATGGTGGAATTGGTCGGGCTCGAGGTGAAGGGGCGAAAGGTGGACCCCTGCCCGTCGATGGTTACCGGGGCATTCGTGATGCCGGAGATATCGAGGTAGAAGGCCCAGTCTCCACACGGAAACAGCATCGTCCCACCGACACCCGTCGTTTTCATCATGTTGAACACAGCCTGCACGGTTGCTGTGTTGTTCACGCCGTTGGGGGAGATGCCGTACCGACGCATGTCCACGAGGATGCCGGACGGGTAGGCGTAGTTCGTCGGAGTGATTCCCGCTGCGATCTCCGCGGCGGTGAGCGGGTAGAGCAACGTCCCAATGAAGGTTGCGGTGATGCTCGAGAAAGCGACCGGAAGATAGACATTGTCCACCGTACGAAGGGGGCTCGAGGGCGGGTCGGTATCGTTAGCCGGGGCCCATACGTACTTGATCGCAATCGACGGATCGCCCCAGATGTAATTGGCACTCGCGGCGGAGGCAAACCCGTTGGCATCGATGATGAGAGGGTTCGCGTTCAATACTGTTTGGGTCGAATCCGTCCAGGTGTTCTGCTTAGTCGAGGTGCCTGCCTGATAGATGAAGAGTTTGAACCCCGCAGCAGGCGAGCCAGAATTGTTCGGGTTCGGGTAGTACTGCCAGGGCGGTGGGGCGACGACGACGGTCATGTGAGCGTGTACACCACGGTCCATCCGGCGGGTAAGCCCTTGGTACCGGAATTGGTGAACCCCGTCTGGTTGTTGTTGATCCCGGTTCCGAAGTTGATCTGATTGCCGGTCGTCACCTGCGACCACCCGCCGAGGTTGGACCCTGAGTCCTCGAGCATCGACATGACAAGGCTCGTCTTGGTCGCCGGATTACAGATGTTGGGGATCCCTGTCATCGTCATGGCAGTTGAATTGCTGGTTCCCGTACCGAAGGCATTCAAGATGCACACCCGGCCCGAAATCGTGTAGGTGACGGTGACATTGGTCGTTGCCGTCATGCCGGTCAATGTTCCGGTAAAAGTCCCCGTATTGACCGCACTCGATGAGACGAGCACAAAGTTGCTGCCCGTGTAGGCAATCGCGGTCACTTGGCCTGCAACCAACTGCCCGTAGGTAAGAGCCGCTCCCGATGGGTTGACGATGCTGACGGCACCCAAGCCGTTCACGTTCATCGTCGAGCTCGTCGTGTTGGTGTTGGCCGGTACCCAGTAGATGATCTGTCCTGCGGTGTAGGCGGCGGGGAATCCTGCGATTGTGAGGACGTAGGCATTGGCCGCACCCGTGTCGGTGCCGCCGTAAAAGCCTTGCTGAATGCCGGTCGGGTCTCCAATCCCTGCGAGCTGATCGAAGGTGGGGCCTATCTGATTGCCAAATACCGGGACACCCACGGTGCCTGCGTTGGTCGACACCTGAACTTTGATCTTCACCCCCACTGGCTGCCAGATCATCTGCGGGAGCCTGCCCGCGGAGGTCAGCTGGATGGGGTTCGAGTTCGGGGTGGTCCCCGTAGAGTCGGTGTAGGTGGCCTGCGGGGTTGAGGTGCCCGCCAAGTACGTCCAGATGAGGGCACCCGATAGCGGTGCGGTCGCGGTGTCATTGACGCCTTGCAGCAGGGTTCCGAAGGGCGAGAGGTAGACGGTCGGCATGTCACTCGTACTCGAACTCGGTGGCGTAACCCAGCGCATGAAGCTTCGGTAGGCTCTCACGAAGCTTCTCACCCACATCATCTCGATACATGAGGTTAGGGACATGCAACTCCTTGAGCGTGGTATAGGCCCGCTCACAGGCCCGTGAGACCGTCTTGCCCATCCCCGTGACGACCGCCAAATAGTCCCCCGTGGTCGTCCAAATATCACGGTTCACCACCTTGTCCCCGTCCATGTCGGGCATCGATTGAATCGCAATCGACTGGGGGTGTATGTACTTCTTGTTCTCACTCGTCACCCCGTACACCGGAATGTCAGCGAGCTCTGCCTTGGTCAACTTGCTGTTCGGGTAGTCGGGCTGCGCGAGCACGATTCCACAGGCGACGGCCGGTGAGACCTCGAGGGTGTCCTCGCCCTTCAGGGCATCGGCCATCCACTGCACCGGATCTCCCTTGTGCTCAGCCCACATGATGTTGGCCGCGGGCCAGCCTAGACGGGTCGTGAACTCGAGCGGCCACGCCTTGCCATTCTCATCGATGATGCAGTTCACATCGATGTCCCCAGTGTGGCCCAACTTGACGAGCGCATCCTCCAATGGGGCCAGAACCTCATCTCCGAGTTTGTCCTTGGCGACATACTTCATGACGGTACCGGCCTCACCGCAGTTCGGCCCACAGTCCCCGGATAGGAGTTTCTTGTGCTCGAAGTTGACGTTGTATTGGCCGATGAAGCCGTCCTTGCCCATCCAGCGGGAGACCCCGAGCTCGATGCCCTCGATGAACTCCTGCAGCATGACCGGGCCCTTCGAGGCCTGGCCCAACTTCTGCCAGCGTTGCAGCCGCGCGATCATATCCGCAGGGGACTTCCCCACGTACGAAAGGGCCTTGTCGTCCTCATCCCCCAAGGTCTTGAACACGTACCGCTCGGGGTTCTTGCGCACGTGCTCCTCGGCGGACTTGAGATCGGGGAACTGCTGCCACTCTGGCACCTCGATGTCGTGGTCGGTGAAGAACTTCATCCCGAGAGCCCGTTTGATCTCGAGGTCTGCGGACTTCTGCGTAGGACCGAATACGTTGATACCCGACTTGCGCAGCATGTCGAGCTTTGCCATGAAGTCGTGATTGCCGGAAGGGATGACGATATCGGCCCACTTGGCCGAAGGCAGCCAGTTTCCGATGCGCTCGATGCCCTTGAAGCCCTTGCCGGTGTCGGGATGGTTCTCGGGGGACAAGTACATCCGCACCTGGTGCCCTGCCCTCTGGCATCGGATCGCGAAGGGCAACATCTCTCCAACACTGTCCATGTTGATGATGAGCACCTTCACTGAGTATCCAGGTCCTTCAACTGATTCTCACGAGGGCCCACAAGCTTGCGAGCAGCGCGCGCGGGCAACGACGGACGAACATCCCGAGGCTTAACGGCCGCCTCTTGGTATGCCTTGGACTTGATGATGGCTCGAGCGGCGGGACGCGCGGCCAGCGCTCCCACAATGCGGGCAGCACCTCCCGGGTGCGCCACCGCCTCCACGCCGCCCACAAGATAATCCAGAGCACTAAAGGCGGCATGACCTCCGATAGCATCAACTGAACGCATGACTTTAGGGAATTCACTGTAGACCTCTGCAATCGATCTGAGGTCTCCCGAGAGAGGCACTCCGCGCTTCAGTTGACGTGCGAGCACTGCGGCATTGATGTTGCCACTCGGACCCAGCGCATCCTCAACGTTGTAGATCTTCGCGAGCTGCGTACGCGCCTGACGGAAATCACGGATGAGATTGGGATCAGATACTTGACGTTCCAGTAGATTCTCCATCGCGGTAGCGATCTTTTTCTGAGCAATTCCCAACTCGAATTTATCGGCATCCGGCGCCTGCATGTTCTTGCTCGCCCGCTCTCGGAGTTTTTTTATCCCGGAGAGCATGGAGGATGCATCCGCCTGCGGCTTATCAAACTTGGCAATTTCCTTGTCGATCGCCTCGTTCACATCCTCGGGGTAGTCCTTGGCGTACTGCTCGGTACGTTCCTTGACCGATGCCAATTCCTGCTTGAAGCCCTCATCAGATGAGATGGGCCCTGACTTTCTCACCCGGTCATATACCGAGAACTGTTTTTGCTTCAGGCGCTCGATGTTGGCCGGCGTGAGGGGCTGTCTCTCGGAGAGTCCGATCTCCTTGGCTGCCTTGGCATTGATGACCTTGGCATTGGCACGAGAGAAGTCCTGCTCGGTGCGGATCTTTCCCC